ATCGAGCCGCGACCGACGTTAGGTCGGGATAACCGCCGCCGCCGCCGCTTCCGACGTGTCGAACGGGGTTTCGATCAGCTTGACGCCNNCNNNGTCGGTCCGCCAGAACTTGCCCNCATCATCCGGACCGACGACAAAGTTCTGAGGCGGTTCAACCTTCGTCGTCTTGGTNGTTTTTTCNGGCTTGGGCGGCGTTTCAGGNACGTCGGCGACGGTTGCCGCTGGCGTGTAGTGCGACGCCTCGTGAACGGTTTCCTTACCGTCGTAATCNGCNACGTTGATCCGGAACGCGACACCACCGCGATCGACGTACATCGTCGGAANGCTTTCGTCAGGATGATTGAANTTTTCCACTTGGTTTACCTTTCGAACNTGACGCGATTTGGCGTAATCNCATCACAATTGAAAATCATAACGACGCCAACGTTCTTAGTTTTCGATCCGAGAAAGACGGTATTCGATGGATCGCAACTGTTCNATCTGACCGGATTGGACCGACCGAATTACCGACAAACCATCGATCAACTTATCAAGCGACGTCCGAACGTCACCCTGAAAAATTAGCCGATCTTCGCGAGCATCGTCTTGTTGATCGGCGATTGANCTAACCGCCGACGTGATACGAATGAAGCGGGTTTCGAATTCCGAGTTTTTCGCNTCTTGNGCAACAGCCGCCGCGCTGACCTTGTTGTCGATCGACATGACGTAAGCAGCAGCAGTGCCGACACCTAGCGAAAGCGCCATAATGGCGCCCCTAGCCACCAGAACAACGATCGGATGATTGCCTAGTTTGCGAACCCAAGCCGGAACCATTGCGTCGCCCCTTTTACGTTATTCCACCCATGCGCGGAACGCCCCAAAAAGTCAATTCCGACCTAGCTCTAAAGGTTCCATAGTCGCANGGTTTTTATGTCAGTATCATTGACATAATTTTCCGTTTGACTTGGTCGATCTGGTCGGTTAGGTTCGGGTTACCAACTGGAAAGGGGAACTGAAATGAACCATGTCGAAAAGACATTGACCGAATATGTCGAAATGGTCGGCAAGATTGGTCACCCGGCAATGCTTGAAAGCTTCGTTCTGAAACACGGCAAGCCGTATGAACAAGCGCCGTTGGCTGATCTGTCGTTGCAGGGACCGGCGCGAATGTGTTTCCGGAACGCGACGCTTGCATCGCTTGACCGGTTCGTCGGCGTCTATACCGAGGGTTTCGCGATTGCGCCCGGTTTGGGAGTTCCAATTCATCACGCTTGGCTGACGATCGACGGTCGCGCTGTTGACGTGACTTGGAATTACACCGGTTGTTCATACTTCGGAATTGAGTTCGATCGGTCCGACGTCCGTCGTTGGATTGTTCAGAATGGATATTATGGGTTACTATCTGGCGAAATGATCAACGTCGATCTGATGCGTGAACGCGATCCGGATTTCGTCGCTGAACGAATTGCGACACGGTTGCGAATTATCGGCTTGATCTAGTCGATCGTATCGGTTAGAACAGTGTTGTTCCAAACGGAAAGGGGAACTGAAATGAAAGGCACTGTTCTAACGATCTTCGCAGACGGGCTTGAAGTCGCCAAGGAATACGATCGGGCGCCGACATTGACCGAACTGCAAGACGCAGTAGGTGGCGGTTATATCGAAGCGGTTCCGAAGTTCGAAGAATTCCGAGGCGTTGTGTGTGTCGTTTTCTGCGATGAGGAAGGGAAATTGAAAGGACTTCCCGTCAACATGAAAGCAACAACGCACTGGAACCAAAACGTCCGGACCGATGATTTCTTGGTCGGTCCAATCGCCATCTGTTATGGCGACGATGAATTTTTCGCCGCAATGATCGACGACGAATAACAAAAAAGCGCCCGGTTCATCACCGGGCGCCTGATCAATTTGGCAGTATGGCGAATTAACCGAGCAACAGCGCGATATGTTCGGCCTTGGTCGCCTTGACACCCCAAGCCATCGCCACTTCGTAACGAACCTTCTTGTAACCAAGATAGATCGCGAATTCGAAGGCGATACCCGAGCGCGGGTCGACAACAGTCATGCGGTCAAAGGCGGCGTCGCCTTCTTCCGGAAGGGCCGGAGCGCGCGTGATCAGACGAAGCGCGTTGCGGCTGAAGGCCACGTTCGGCGCATAGCTGGCGCCGGTCGTGATCACCGTATTCGACGCGGCAATCGCCTGACGCAGACCCGGAGCGGCGATCGTGATCGTACCACCGCCCGAAACGTCGGCATCACCGGAAACAACCAGATACTTGTTCGTATCACCGGCGAAAGTGATCACGTCACCGGCAAGGATATTGCCCGTACCCGCCGACGCGAGAGTGATCACCGTTGCGCCGATCGCGTAACCGGCGTTGTTGGTCGAAGCCGAACCGTTGTTCGTGCCTTTGGTCACCATCGAACCGAGCGCGCCACTTTCCTTGATCGAAAAGTTGTGCAAGTTGATCAGTTCGCCGTCGCGGACCGTCATCGCGTCGCCGACTTCGTTCGCCTTGGTCAACTGACCAAGCGTCCGAAGCGAGGCGCCGGTTGCAGTGTTGACGATCAGCGAACGCGGGCTTGCCGGAGCCCCGTTGTCGTCAAGGATTTTCCGAACCTGTGCGCTGTCGCCGAGGTTCGTCGCGAAAGGGGTCGTTCCAGCCGTACCGGTCGCACGGGAAGCCGCCAGCCGAGCCGCCAGCGCCAGATCGGTTTCCATTTCGTTCGTCAGCGTGCGAAGCGCCTGAGCAATGGCGTAACCCTGAATGGTCAGCGCGCCGACGCCGTTGTTCAGACCCTTGCGTTCCTCGCCAGTGAAGCCGAACGGAACGTTTCGCGACTTCGTAATCGACATGGTGTCCGACCCGACAGTCATATCGGTCGGTTCCGGGATCGCCATTGCCGGAGTGGTATCACCAGCCGGAAGTTCGGGAACCTTGGGCCAACGGATCAGTTCGCCGAGCGCCGCGCGTTCGTCGTTGCTGTCCCGGTCAGCGGCGGGAATGAAACCGACCAGTTCGCGCGACACGACGTCGACGGCGGCGAAAATGTCGGGAACAAGGTTGTTCAGCGTATTGGCAAACGGCGCCACGCGACCAACGGAAAGGAAAAGCGGCAGCGACGCCACCAGTACGGAAAACTTGCGCATGGGAAGCCCCAAAAGGTTGAGATTGGTTTGACGTTTGGGCCATCCGACCCGAGCGCCGCCGATCATCCGACCAGTGCGGCATGTAATAACATCACGCTTATCAGCACTTCCCGACAATGTGTCAAGTCGGATTGCGACAATTTGCGCCGGAATTGTCTTAGTTTGTTGACGCATGTTTCAGATCGTTTTACCTTCGCCGAATTATGAGAAGATTTTTCGTCGCGATTTTCGTCGTATTTTTCATATTGATCGATTTACCCGGTTATCTTAAACTGATCGCCGCACTTGTTGCACTTGTCGTTTTGATCGGGTTGGTACTATGAAAAATCGTCTAATCGCTTACAGTCGGCAGTTCGGAAAAATCGTGATCGCAACAACCGGTCCGAAAGCGCTTGCCGATCTGAACTGGATAATTTCCGAAGGGGATTACAACCGCGACGATCTGATCATCGGTCAACGGTTCGACAATTCCGACATTTGGACGCCTGAACGTCTCGCAACCGCGAGCCAAACTTTTTTCATTAATTCGACACTTGGTGTATTGACCTAGTCGGCTTGGTCGACTAGGTTGATTTTACCAAGTGGAAAGGGAAATCAAATGCGCTTCACCTTCAACGCCACTATCAAGCCCGGTCACGACATCGAAACCCTCGCGATCACTTTCAGCGCGCCGACTTGGCCCGCCGCCCGCGAGACTGCCGAAAAGTTCCTTGAACAACTCGGATACCGGGCGAAAGAACTGGTCACTTACGAAATCGTTTACGCGCGCAAGATCGTGCTTGAAAACGAATACGACGCCTAATCCCCGGCAGAAAGGCAACCGAAATGGCAAATGCGCCGGTCGGTCAGCGTTTTGCCAACGGCGTCAACGATGAAACCGGCGCGGCGGCGTTCATCATTGAACGTATTGCTTGACAACGGAAAACCCGCGACGCCACCCCAAGCGTCGCGGGTTCCATCTGATCGCCGTCGAAAGGCATTCCCGGCGATCGATCCTGTTATTCAGCAAATCCGGCCTTGCCTTCGCGGATTTCGCGGCTGAACGCCGCCTGATCAACCGGCGAAAGCGCTTCGAACTGAGCGCGGGTATACGACTTTTTGCCGCCCGGACCGTTGCCGCCGTTGCCGCCGTTGCCGGAACCCTGATTGTTCGCGCCCTTCAGGATGCTATCCTTGCGAGCGTAATCGTCGACCATGATCGAAACCGCTTCGTCGAACGTGGCGACTTCACCCGCCCGCGTTTTCGAGAACAGTTCACCGGACCCGTCCGCCTTCATCGCGGTCACCTTGCCAGTTTCCGGATCGACCTTGAACCGGTTGCCGAAAAAGGTCTGTGCGATATCGGGCGGAATGATCAGATTATCAGTGACGAACTTCGAACCGTTGAACGCCTGTGTCAGCAGCATGTTCGAAAGACGCGAATTAACCGTTTTGACCTTTTCGTCGGCTTCCGAAATTTTGCCTTCGAACGACTTGGTAATCTCCGCTTTGACTTCGTCGACCTTGCCAGCGTCGATCAGTTTTTTCTGGTCGATCTTGCTAAGAGTGTCGAACGCTTCGCGCGCCTTGGTCGCGTCAAGACCTTCGAAGTCTTTCAACTTCTTTTCCGCCGCTTCAGCGCGTTCTCGGTGCGACTTGGCTTCACCGTTCGAGCCGGGTAATCGTGTCACCCGCGACGGTCTGTTCAGCGCCTTCAGCGGTCACCCAAATCGGATTTCCCGACGTGTCGACAGCAACAGCCTTGCCATCGTCGGTCAGCTTCCAACCGGGCTTTCCCGGATCGAAAAACGCCACCCGAGCCGCGATAGCGTTCAGCGTCAGCAACGAATGAAATTTACGCATAGTCATGCCTCTCTCTGGTGCATCCGCACCGTGCGCCATTGACCATCCGGTCACTTGGCAGGGATTGCCGCTTTGATCGGATTTCCATCCTTGTCAGTCGGCGGTTCGCCCGGTTTCGTTTTGACACCGGGAATGGTTCGACCCGTAACCGGATCAATTGACGTGCCATCGTCGGACGGGCCTTCGTCAAGCAACGCGTTTTCTTCGGCTTCAGCATCGAAATCAGCCGACAAAATGTCGCGTCGTTGCATTTCTTTCCACAAAGTCCGTTGTGAAAGGTCGCCGCCTTGGCGCATATCCTTCAGCGCGGTCAGCGCTTCGCCGCCTTCACCGTCAATGTCGAAATCGGTGAAAATGTGCGAACGAATACGATCCGCCGTATTTTCATCGATACCGTACCAAAGCGCCGTGATATACAACGCCGTATCTAGTGCGTTTTCTTCCACACCCGCCCACATTTGAACGGCGCTGTTGCCTTTCTTCGCGGCGACCATCGTCGTTACGACGGTCAGATTACCGGATTGAGCGGTAAGCGGGTTGCGACCAAGTTCGCGCAATTGGGCAATCGTCTTTTCGACGTCGGATTGAAGGAACGTCAGCGTCGCAGCGCTTGGTTCCAGCAATTGCCAAGAGCCCGATG